TTATATTCTTTATCATTATGTTAATACGCTATTTGTATAAGTAGCTTTTTTTACGATTAATTCTAGTTGTGATTTGCCTGTTGCTAAATTCATATTAATACTATTTATGTAATATTCCTCTGCGTTAATTACAATGATGTCATTAACAGAATAGTTTAACATAAAACTTATTGGTAAATTAGCAGATACTTTAATGATTCTTCCATTTTGCTCAAATGTTTGCACAATGTATTGTTGATAAAACCTACTAAACAAACTATTTGTATTTACTTCTCCGTTAAATTCATCATACTCTGCACAAAAGTTTAGGGTGTGGTTTTGATCTGTTGATACATTTGATGGAGCATTGTAAGCCGTGATATTTGTGTTTGTTACTGGATAGCTACTAGAATCAATGACTCTATTAAAAAATATATATGGCTTACCTAGAGTAGACTTTCCTTCAGCATCTACCCACCAACCAATTACATTATTTGTGACAACACCAGCATTATTAATTAAGTTTATTAATACACTTCTTTCAAATGGTAGTTGTTGATTAAATGCTTGTCCATCATATTTTTCAGGTGCTGAATAATTTAAATCTCCAAATACCAAACTAAATTGATTTATAAATCTTAAACTTGTTTGAGTGACTGGAGCAGAATATTTAAAGTTTACTTGATTAAATGGGACTGGACGATCAATCGTAGAGGTGTTTATATCTATATATTTTGTAATGTCTCTTGAAACTCCTTTAGTCATATAATCATCAAAGGTTTCTACATATATAGTGCTATCTGCAAGTTTTGTATAAGCTACTAAATTAAACATCTTAAATAAGCCAGACAGAAAATCTATTACTTTAATTTTAGGTAAATAATCTTGTATAAATATATTTGATCCTAAAGTAAAAGCAGCACTACTATAATATGAAATGTTGGCTCCATTTTTTGCAATATTTAAAGCATCAGTAGCACTCGCAGCAAACGTAACATTCGTATCGCAATTTATTCTAAACTCTAAGTCATAAGTCCTAGTGCTTAAAGTTCCACTTGTTAAACTTGTTATTGTAATTGTTTGCGCTACACCTGACACAAAAGCAACGTTTTCTTTATAGTATAATAACTCATTTGTTAATTTATCTTTAACAATTATTTCGCCTGTGCTATTTGTAATGCTAGGATTTATAACTAGCCTAACTGTATAAGTATCTCCACTATTTACAACAAGTTTATCGGCTGTTAAATAATCTCCTCCACCACTAACATAAGTATAATCTGCAAAAGTTCTTTTAATGTTTTTTGTAGTTGTATCTACTCCAAATGTAGGTGGATCAGTTTCAGGCGCAGAAATTGGAGAGTTTTCTCGATGTAACCAAAGATATAGCTCATCAAACATATCACTGCCAAAAAAAGTCTTTATACTTCCGTCATCTGTCATATTAAAAGATATGTCATATTGAGTTTGTATAGCTTCAATAATTCTTTTAAGTTTTATTGCAGGTTTTAAATCTTTTTGTAAAACACTAAAGTTAACGTTGTCTAACGTGTTTGTGCTAGGTGTATCATAAGTATAATAATTTTCTAACAATATTAAAGGGACGACTATGTTACGATTTAATGTACTTGTAGCGTTAGAGCCTGTCGTTTGTAGTCCTGTTTTAAAAGCGTTTAAGAAATCACCACCAGAATAATCAATATCATAAGTACTTAACCCATTTAAAGAGCTTAAATCTTCAGAAGCAAATAAATCATTTAGACTGCTAGGCTCTCCAAAGAATACAACTTTATAAGCAAAAGGTTGATTATTTTTAATTGATACTCCATCAAGTCTAATCTTTCCTGATCTAAATGGTACTTGGTTTATTTCTAATCTTGCAGTTACTTGAAACCTTGCATCAAATCCATCTTGAATATTAAAGTTATAATAGTGCTTAAATAGTTTGTTGTTTACTGAAGATGCTGGTAAATTAAAACTTTTAGAAAAAGGTGTAAAGACTTTGCTTATGTCAGATATGTTCTGAATTGAATCAGTAATACTTATTGTCTCATCTTGGAATAAGTCGACTTTAGTATCAGAAATATATAGTTGTACTTCACGCTTCATTATACTATGTTATTAATAATGTCGTTTGATTGTTCTACCTGTAGCGTGTATTGAATTAGTCTGTCGTTTAATGATGTCTTAAATGTTAAAGAACTTGATGTCACAACAACAGGATTATAAGTTACACCTCCGTAAGTAATCCACACATACTCACTTAATAAAATATCTTCCATTACTTCATTATAAGCCTCAATCATATAGTTTGTGTTTAGAGTATATCTTATGTTTCCGTTTTTATTAAATATTTGATTCTGATGGCTTGTAGTATCGTAATTACTTGAGGAATAAGTAAAGATGTTTCTTTTAAAATTATCTGATTTAGCAGTCATACTTTCAACCGACTTTAAAAAGAAGTAATGTTCTTGTTGTACTCCATTTCTATTTATAAATGTCATTAATACAGGAGTGTATTTAGCATTACATATTCTTTCTATTGTCCAAGTATAGTTTCCTGATGCTGCTGCTACGCTTGTCGCTGAGGTGCTTATCGTTGCTTTAGTTGCAGTTCCTGAATTCATATCATAAGCAAAAGAAGCTGTAGTGTCTGGTAAATATATTATTTGACTTCCACCTGTATTTGTTAATTCGTAGTCATCAGGATCAATGTCTTGATTTACTCCTGCTGTGAATAATGAATATCCATAAAATCCTGTATGTGTTACTGCACCTTGAGCTGTAGCAGTTCCTCCACCATCAACAGCAGTATAAGTTGTAATGACATAAGAGATAGCTACTGTGTCAAATGTAGATGCACTGTCAACCCAATAATCCTTACACAAGGTTGCTATTTCAAATACTGTTCTATTTGATGTTGCGTTTTTAAGAATTGTATATCTTAAAGTTCCATCTATAGTCAAAGCTATTTGTGCAGACAAATGTGAGCCAGTTGTTACAGTTACAAAGTATGGACTTCTTAAAAATATATTTGCCATTGTTTTTAATTATTACTTGATATTATTGATTTTTCTATATCGTTTACAAAAGCTGCTTGTAATTCTGCTGGTAGATTTTCAAAAGCCTGTTCAAATGGTTTAGTAAAAAACATACTTGGCTTTATACCATAGTTCTTAATTATATTAGCTAATGCAAAACCTGTTTGCTTATATGTTGTAAATCTTCCTTTTTTGTCTCTTGCTTGGTATCTTTTAAACTTAGCCCATTTAGCAAGAGTTCCTGTATGATATTCAACACCAATAAGATTAGAGCTTTTTTTATATGCATAGCCACTTAAGCTAGATCCACCTTTAACACCCTTAACCCCTCTATCTTGAAACCTACCATAATCCTCCATATAAAAATTAACACCTATTTGATTGCCTTTTCTAAATGGTAAGTATTCTAAACTATTATACAACTCTTTAGAAAAGTTAGATGTTGGATCAGTTTTCTTTCTTGATAAGTTTGCTCTTGCTTGTTTGATAACATACTTAGCAAAAGTATTTAAAGCCTCTTTTGTTTCTTTTAGTTGCATAAGTTTATATCGTTTGCTACATATACATCAAATGTGCAAGCTACACCTGCCATTTCATTTTCAAATCTATCTTGGAATATTTCACAACTTGCATCTCCTACTAATTGATATAAATCTAAATGTATTGTCCCTTGCCTTAATGCTCCAATTAATTTATTAACCACAGCTAATTGAGTATTGATAACATCTTGAAGGTTGTTGTTTCCTGTAAAAATATCTGTTGTTTCTTCTTTGCTAAGGTTTACTAAGTCCATTGCTAAAACACTTATGTTAAATTGAAGTACTTGTTCTTGTATTGTTATGTTGTTTACTATAATATGGCTTAAAGGAAATATAGTTTGTTTAGATAAATCTATTTCTGTTATGTCGCCTGTTGTTACAGTATTGACATTTACATCAGCTAACAACTGTGTTTTAATTGTTTCTGTTATTTGATAAAATCCTCTTACTCCTTGATTGCTCATCTTTTTATTTTACTTTTAATTTGTTTAGCTTCTAGCTCTGATTTCTCTTTCATAAAACTTAATGCATAAAGACAAGTATGCACATTCAATTTAGTGATATCTTCAAGTCTTGTAATGTCTGAATTAGCGAGGCTGAAAATTGATTGAAACCAACCCCATTTTTTTCCAAAGTTTCTTGTTGGGCTAAACTCATCGCCCCCTCCTCCAAATAACTCAGCATAGTTTTCGACAAGTCCATCCCTAAATGATAAAAAAAAAGTATGGAACTTAACACAGCATCCATCGGCATATCTTTCATTATATTATCTTCATCACCCTTATAATCTTCTATTAAATATTTTTCTTTATGTCTTTGCTTAATCGGACGATAAAGAACATTCATTGCTTTGTGTAGGTTTTCAAAATCTCCTATGTATGTGTCAAGATCAACATATTCTCCAAAGCTCATATCTTCTAGCATAGGAATAAAACCATATTCTATGTTATTTATTTTAAACTTCCTTACTAAAGGTGGCTTCTCATTAAACATTTCAGAAAGAACACCTGTGATGTCTTTTATGCTTTTAGCTTTCATCGCTAATATTGTATCGCCTCTTAGTCCACAGAATATCTCTATCATTTTAATAGCTAAGAAGTTTTCATCTTCGTTGTCATCTTGGATTTTTAAATACTTTTGATATTGCCCTAAAGTTATTTCACTTAAGGTGCTAGGAATATTTACTTTTACTTTCATACATATATAACGTAAAAAATAAAAGTTTTAGAAACTATCTTATTGCATATTGTCCTCTATTAGGATTCTTAAGTTGCATCATCAAAGCGTATCGTGCAGCGTCAATACAATCAGGATGTAAACCTGTAGGTTTTTGTAGATTGTTACCCTCTTTGTCTCTGTCCCATACATATCCTTGAAGTTCTTTAATAAGGTTTTTAGACTTTGAGGTTACATAGATTTCATTCTGGTTAATTAGGTTAATCCCATAAACTATTGAATCTTTACCCTTTGTA